AAGGTAGTAAATCTTATGCAAAGCGTACCTCTGACGATTATACTAAGAGATGGTCGCGCACTGTTCGGCGAGAAGTTCGCCCTGTTAAGCATTAGTGAGGTAAATTATGGTTAGTACGTTGGTTCGTGTTGCACCGCCTTCTGAAGTTTTGAACGAGGTCGAGACTGACAAACCTGAAATCGAACTCGACGCTGAAACGTTGCGTCGAGAGCAAATGGAAAAACTCGCCCGTTATGTAAACGATTGCTTTGACGAAGCATATCGGCACAGGCAGAAAGACATTCAACGTTTTGTCAATGCGTTGTATGCACGACGTGGTGAGTACACCCCCGACAAACTTGCTGCGATCCGGGAAGTTGGTGGGTCGGAAGAATATGCACGTATTTGTGCGCACAAAAGTCGAGTACTTCAAGCATGGCTCGAAGATATATTTTTGGCGAATGCTGAGCAACCGTGGACGATCGAACCAACACCATTGCCGAGCTTGCCGGAAAATGTTGTCGAGTCGATCAAAGATCAGGTATCACAACGTATTGCTGCTCTTACTGCACAAGGTCAGGTTGTTTCTCCGAGTGACGCAGAACGCATGTTGCAAGATGAGCTCGACATGGAGCGTATGCGGCAGCGTGATCTTGCTGAGCAACGTGCGGAAAAAATGGCTCAAGTCATTGCCGATCAGCTTAGCGAAGGTGGGTTTCGGGAAGCGCTGTCAACATTCATCAGTTATCTCACAACATTCCCTGGTGCTATTCTAAAAGGCCCTATTTTTCGAAAGCGGGATCAGCTTCAGTGGGAAAACATTGATGGTAAGTTCATACCACAGGTGACCTCGAAAATCGTTATTCAGTTCGAAGCGCCGAACCCGATGAACTGTTACCCTGCCCCCGGTGCAACCACGCCGCAGGAAGGATACTTCATCGAGCACCTCACCCTGACTGCGAAAGATTTGGCTGATTTGATCGGTGTCGATGGGTATGATGAAGCGGCGATCCGTACAATCTTGTCTCGTTGTAATGAGCAGGGTGGCGGGTATCGTTGGGTCGAACGGTACTACGGAGCTCACAATTCCGAAGAAGACAAGCGAGACGCGGTCAAATCTCAATACATTGACGTGTTGGAATTTCACGGCCCTGTTTCTGGTGAGGATTTGATGGATTGGGGCTTGGATGCTGATCTCGATGCGCAACGTTACTATGAAGCAACCGTGTGGTTGATCGACGACATTGTCATTAAGGCAACATTGAACGACGACCCACTTGGCCGCAGACCGTATTACAAAGCGTGCTACGAAGAAATCCCAGGTCAATTTTGGGGCTTCAGCATTTATGACGTTTTGTCTGATGTGCAAGGCGTGGCGAACGCGGCGATTCGTTCGCTTGTGAATAACATGGCGATCGCTTCCGGCCCACAAGTAGCGATCAATGTCGATCGTGTACCAGCGGGTACGGATATTACGAACCTGCACCCGTGGAAAATTTGGCAGTTTGTTGACGGGCAGTTTGCATCGAGCAATGGTTCGCCGCCAGTTATGTTCTTCCAGCCTCATACAAACGTTCAGGAATTGCTCACCGTTCTTGAGCGATTCTATGCGTTGGCTGACGATTTTTCGTTCATCCCACGTTACATGACAGGGTCGGACAGAGTATCTGGCCCGGCACGCACAGCGTCAGGACTTTCGATGTTGTTAGACGCTGCGAACAAAGGTTTGAAATCTATTGTCAATCACATTGACACTCAAGTGATGACGCCATTGTTGCAAGCGTTGTTCGATCACAATATGTTGTATAATGAGGATGAGAGTATTAAAGGTGATGCTCAAATTGTCGCGCGTGGTGTAGCGAGTCTGATGCAGCTTGAAACCTTGCGTATGCGTCGGAATGAGTTCTTGCAAATCACTGCAAATCCGATCGACAGCCAGATTGTTGGTATACAAGGTCGCGCATCTATCTTGCGTGAAATCGCTAAAGGTCTTGGAATGGATGTCAACAAAGTTGTCCCGCCGACAGCGGTGTTGGGTATGCAACAAGCGCTTCCACAAGCGCCTCAACAAGCGCTTCCACAAGCGCCTCAACCTTCTCAAGAGCATCTGATGGATGGACGACCTGTAACAGATTTCATGTCTCCACGTCGCATTTAAGGAGCTGGCATGGCGAAACCGACACAAGACCAGTTACGTGAGTTTCAAAGATTGCGTTTGAACAATCAAGTGGTAAAGTATTTGAATGCAATGGAGAAAGAGTATGTTGACAAGTTAGTTGGTGAAACGAATCTTGCAACCATCCATCAATTGCAGGGTTCGATCTATGTCGTTCGTCATTTATTGTCGATGATCTTTTCTGATTGAACGGAGGTATTATGTCTGACGTTACCAAAACCAGTGCAATTCCGGCACCTGTCGCTCGTCGTTTGCAAGAGATCGAGCAGTTCATTGCGCAGCAAAACCAAACAGAAGACCCAGAGCAAGCGTCAGCAGACGCACAACAGCCAGAACGTGAACAGTCCGAAACGGCAGAAGCATCAGAGGTGCCAGTGACTGAGGTAGTTACTCAACCGCCGGAGCAAGCACAAGAGCAAGTTCAGAAGCAGTCTGAACAGCTTAACGAAATGGAAAAACTGCGCAAACAGTTGGAAGCCATCGAGCACAAATACAAAACGTTGGCGGGTATTGTGCGGTCGAAAGATGACGAGATTCGGCGATTGCAGGAGTTGATCGCTAATTTCAACGACGCACTGAATACTACCCAAGCGCAAACTAACCAAACTTTTTCGGCTGACGAACAGAAAGACATCGATGATTTTGGCGCAGACCTTGTGGCAATGGTCAAACGTTATGTCAGTCGAGGAGTATCAGACATCGAACAACGGTTGATTCGATTGGAACAAGCTATCTCTCAAACAACGAACGTCGTTCAAGAAACTCAAAAAGAACGATTTGAACGTCGATTGACTGAGCTTGTTCCTGATTGGCGTGAGATTGATGTTGACCCTGATTTTGCGACATGGTTGCAATCTAATCGAGCACGTGTCGATCTGATTCGCCAGTATATGGCTGCATATGACGCAGATGGTGTTGCGGAGATGTTCTTGCAATATAAAGCGTTACATGCTAAACTAAATTCAGATGCTCAGCAACCTACGCTAGCTAAACCTAAACCGGATCTTGAGCGTAAGGTTGCTCCGGCAAAAGGTAGAACCAGCACACCGACAGTTCAACCTGAGAAAAAGGTATGGACTCGTTCGGAAATTGCAGAGGTCTACCGAAATCAGCGGCGATATGACGCCAAAACTTTTGCAGAATTGGAGCGAGAAATCGCAAATGCTCAACGTGAAGGACGGGTAGATTACACCCGTTGAGTTAGAAGGAGTTCATCATGGCATATCCTGTTCATCCGTCGAATCCGAACACGGCGTATCCGAACGCGACGAGCGCGTACCCGACAACCTACTCTGGTACATTCATTCCTGAAATTTGGTCGACTAAACTGGTCGCCAAATACTATGCGTCAACGGTGCTGAGCCAAATCACCAATACGGATTATGAGGGCGAAATCCGTAACATGGGTGATAAGGTCATTATCCGTACTACGCCGACTGTTTCGATTCGTCCGTATCAAATCGGTATGCCGTTGCAAACCGATTTCCCAACTGGCGGTACGATCGAACTGTTGATCGATAAAGGGAAGTACTGGCAAGTCGCGATCGACGATGTCATCGCAAAGCAGCAGGACATCAACCAGCTTGACCTGTGGTCGCAGGATGCTGCGGAGCAAATGAAGATCGCGCTTGACACTGAAGTGCTTGCGTACCTACCGGCCAACGTTCATGCGGCGAACACCGGTTCTAATGCTGGTGTGATCTCCGGCAACGTCAATTTGGGCACTACCGCCAACGCGATCACATTGTCACCCTCGAATGTTCTTGAGGTCATCTTGCGTTTGGGTCAGGTGCTCGACGAGCAGAATGTGCCGGAGACTGATCGATTCCTAGTCATGCCGTTTTGGGCAACCACGATGCTCAAGCTCTCCGACATCAAGGACGCCTCACTGACTGGCGACAGTACTTCGCCGCTGCGTAACGGCATGGTGGGTCGCATCGACCGGTTCACTGTGTATAACAGCAACCTGCTGCCGATTAATCCGTCCTCCGGCGCGTCGGATTGGCGGTCGGTCATCCTTGCCGGTACTCGTAGTGCAGCGACTTTCGCTACCCAGCTCACCAAGACCGAAACACTGCGGTCGCAATCCACCTTCGGTGACATCATGCGCGGGCTGATGGTTTACGGGTACAAGATGATCAAACCCGAAGCAATGGCGGTTGCGTATATCCGGTAAAATGTAATGTGTGAGGGGGTAACCCCTCACACATTTTGAACGAAGGAGGTAGTCATGAGTGATTTTCTTTACGATAGCTCTGGTCGTAAGTTTTTGAAGTGCGCACAACTTTTGGAAGACGAGTCGTTCAAAACAACGATCGATCAAGCACAGACTGCACCACAACCAATGCAGACGAAGAAGAAACCTGTGAAGCAGTCAGATGATGTCGATGTGTGGGATGTACCCAAGAACTAACTAAAGGCTAAATAATGACTACGCCTGTTAGTGACGTTGTAACGCGGCTCCGTAACGAAGTGCTTCGTGATAGTGCGGAGCCGTATTTGTTTAGCACAGATGAAATTATCAATGTGCTGTCGGAAGGTTACCGCATCTTTGCTCGACATACGCACGCAATAATCAACACATTTACTGTTCGCACCGTCGTTGGTCAGAGTAGTTACACTCTTGACCCGACAGTCTGTTACGTGCGTCAAGTAACATTGGTTGATGCGTCGAACAATAGTGTGTGGTACCTGACGCCTTACACACGCCGAGCAAAAACTTTGCGTTGGACTGGTAGACCGACTGCGTATTCAACCGATGCAGCTCAATCGACACTCAAACTTTACCCTGTACCTGATCAGGTATATACTCTTGAAGTCGATTGTGCTGTAGTTCCAGAGCGATTGACAGCCAATTCGACAATTGCATTGGGCAGTGAATGGATTCCGACATTGATGAATTATGCTTCGGCGCGATTGTTGAGTAACAATGATCCAGATGGGTCGAATCAAGTTGCTGCGCAGCAGTTCGAACAACGGTGGAAAGAGGGTGTGATGCTGGCGAAGCAGCAATTCATCCGAGATCGTGTAGGCGATGGCACAACAGCTATGCCTCGACGTTGGACATAGGTGAGCTATGGCACAAGCAAACTTTTTGGATCATAACAAGTGGGAAATTCCGTCACCCAATGTGACGATGTCGAACATGCCTTACGTACAAGGCTGGCGACAAGCGGCGCAAGATTTTTCTGGTGTAATCGATAGCTACGCACCGAAACCAGTCAACACTGGTGCAGCGTTCCAGCAAGCACAGGATTTGATCCGTAGCTATTACCGGTCACCTAATTACGAACCTCCACAAGTACCGTACTCACCAGATGTCGAGAAAACACGCTCTACCCTTCACGACATGATTCGGGAGGGGCTAACTACAAATGTACCTGGCCGTAGGCTGACTGCGGATGGTTTGAACGCTATCACGAATACACTTCGTGAACTTGATGCTGCGGAGAACAATCGCTTTAGTACGCTTGCACAATATGATGCAAACTTGCAAGGGCAAGATACACAGCGCCAAAATGCTATCTTGAACGCAACGACAAACACTTTTAACTCCAATGTAAATACGCAAGACAATTTTAACGCTAATAGAATTAATACGCTTGGTGCAATTTTGCAAGCACTTACTGGCAATGCGCAAACTGCCGAACGCTATGCAGCGACATTGGATACGAACAACAATCGATTGCGGGCGGCGGAGCTGACTAATCAAGCATACATGGCAAACGCGCAGGGGTCGCTTGCGCAAACGATGGCGACTGTGAACAAGACTCTATATGATGCTATTCAACAGTACGTTTACCAAGGTCAATCACCTGACGCGATAGCGCATGATCCGCAGCAGCAATCACAAATTCAAGCGCGGATGCAAGCTGCACAACTTGCTATGCCAATTGCAAGTAATCCTGAAGCACTTGCAGCATTTCAGCAAAACTTTGTAAAGCTCAGGGAACGAGCGCTGACCGATCCCGATGCACGTGCAGAATTAGAACGGCAAACACCAATTTTCAACGCATTGACGGTGCTTGCGCCATACGCACAAGCACGTGCATATCTAGAAAATACTATGAACAATTTGCAAGTACCAGGGTATGCTAACGGTGGTATTGTCACATCAAATCTCTCAAATGGTGGTGGTGTTCCAGCCGATGCAGTCCAACGTTACCAAGTTTATGTCAATACAGTACGACAACTTGGTCTGAATCCGGTACCATTCCAAACATTCCTTCAAGCGACTACGCAGCAGCCGCCTGTACCGACACAGCAACCGGCAGCACCACAGCTACAAGCAGCGTCGATTCCAGGGAACGAGATTCTTGGATATGCCAAGGGTGGTGTTGTCGGCATGTCAATGAGAGACCCAACTGATGCAAGTGGTAAAATGGTTATCGACCTGAACCCGAACAGCCCGACCGACAGCATCCCAGCAGTCGTCGATGGCGTACAACCGGCAAAACTTGATAGTGGTGAGATCGTGTTCCCGAAAGAAGCAGTGATGTTTTACGGCATCGAGCGTCTGATGCGAATGATTCAGAAAGCGCGTGAAGGGCTAGGTGCAACAGTACAATAACGGAGCTTCGTATGGCGTTGCAAGATTTTAATACTCAAAACAGCCAAGATAAGGGGTACTTGACACTTGAGGATTTCGCCTCAACGTACAGCGTTCCGCTACCTATTACACCTCAAGCAACGCCTTCGGCAATCCAACAGTCGTCGCAAATCGCTCCACAGTTTCGACCTCAATCTGGTGGCATCCTCGATAGCGCTACTCAAGTTGTGCAGGATGTCGCTGCCGGGTTTGCTCGCGGTGCTGTTGGTACTGGTCAAGGTTTGCTCGGCACGCTCAGCTACACCGGGCTGAATCCCAACGAGGGTGGATACGGTTCTCTGTATCAGGGTTTAGGTTCCGTACAATCGAAGATTGCTTCGACGCAGTCGGACAAAGCCAAGCAAGCGGAAGCCGCAGTCGAACGAGCGATAAAGGCTGCCGAAGGTAAAGGCTTTCTGGAAGGTGCTGGTGAGGTTGTTGGTGCGATTGCCGACAACCCGTACTACCTTGTAAGTGGTGCTGGTCAAGTTGCCGGTAGTTTGGCTACACTTGCTGTAATCGCCAGACTACTACCGATGGCGGCTGGCACTGCCACGATTGGACGAATTTTCGCTTCTCCCGTCGGACGTATGGCGACCGCAGAAGGTCTCGTTACTGCCGGTAGTGTAGGTGCGGACATTGCTCAAGAGAACCCAGACAACTATGCAGCACGCCTGCTTGGTATTCCGGCTGGTAT